GGGCGCTGACCATAGAAATAGTCGATCTCCATTCGCTTACGAGAAGAAGCGAACATATTCTCGACAACAAGATCCAGAGCGCGACGGAAAGTACGCTTTCCAGCACTGGAGGCCCGAGCCGCGATCTCGTAATCAATAATCGAGCGCAACATCATCTGCGTTCCGAGAATGTTACAAGTATCAGTCTGACCGGGAACGGCTTCTTCAAGCGCAAAAGCACCAGATGACGCACCGGCATAGGTAAAGCCATGCTCATGTCGCATGAGCACAGGTTGGTTATACTTCGCACCGGGAGATTTCGACTTCTCGATCCAGGCGATGTCTTTCTGTAGTTTGAGTCCCTTCGGGAGAAGGTTCTCTAAGTTGTCTGCATAAATTTCTTTGAAAAGAGAGTTGAGTAAGCTAACCCTGTTTTCACCATCATTTGGGCCATCAAAAGCAGCCATAGTATTTACCTCACTGACGCTGCCGTGAGGCTAGCGTCGTTAACTAAAAATCAGTATCATTAAAGAACTCATTCGAGTCCGTATACTCGCCAGTCTTTTTAGCTTTACGACGCCGAGAGGTGGAGCCTTGTGGGCTCGCCCCTGTCTGGGTAGTCCGAGAAGCTTGTATTTCCTCCGCCCTGCGCTGTTGAATCTGACTCGCTAGGCCCGGATTAGTCATCGCCAGTTCTTCAGCAGTCATTCCAGATAATGTGTTCTGGAGTAGCTCCGCCCGCCTGTTTATAACTTCCGCAACCGTTTGGTTTGCCAGTTCTTGTGTAATAGTATGGCCCTGCTTAATGTATTCGGCAAGTATATTACTCGCTTCCTGGTCTTGGGCTGAGCCAACATCCAAATTATAAGCCGATATAGCGCGGTCAAGCAAGGGTACTGCTTGATTATTTTGATAATTTACATACTCCTCCTGCTGCCGGGCGTATTGCACTTGCTGATGCTGCTCTAATTCAATAGCCATACGCTGCTTTTCGCCCTCTAAATCATGGACCCTGCGCTCATCCTCACTCATCTCTTCAAGATCTATAAGATACTGAATGCGCTTGCCTATAATGTCATCAACCATTTCGGTGGCTTTATTTCTATCTCCACCCATCTGGTCAGTGTAGAGATCAATCATAGTGTCCACGCTTGTGTCGGGATTCAGGACATTATCTATAACTGTTCTCGCGGCCTTCTCAACCTCAGAGGCACGCTGAAACTTCTGCTGGGAAGCGGCGGCCTGCTGATAACCGGCCACTAAGTCATCTATTGAAAGCTGATACTCTTCGCCATTGATTTTAACACTATGGTACCCATCTTGGGGTGGCTCGTATTCCGTATCCGGCTCCGGCTCTATCTCCGGCTCTATCTCCGGCTCTATCTCCGGCTCCGGCTCCGGCTCTATATGCTCCTCCGCCTCTTCTTCGCCATCGACAACCTCCGTTTCCTCCTCGTCGTTCTCTATGGCCTCCTCAACGGCCTCAGAAACCTCATCGGGGGCCTTAGGCGTTTCAAGGTCCTCTAAACTGGATATAGTATCCAAGGTACGGGCCGTTTTCACCTCATCCTCATCGGGGGGATCTAATGGGGCTTTCACTTCTTCTTCTTCTGGCTCAGTCATAACGACTCCTTCTATTATGCCTCAGGTACGGGAGAGGCGTTGCTCTGCTGTTGTTCAAAATTCTGGCCTGGAGCAGCAGGTTCTCCAGATACTGCGGGGGCCGGACCACCAGGAGCACCACCTTGCTGGCCTCCAACGGCTTCATCCGGTCCCTGCATAGCAAACGGTGGATATGGCACCTGATAACCAAGCGCCAACTGTATTCTTGAAATCGGAATCTGGTCAAGCATCGTAACATGCTCCAGTATATGGGCATACACAGCGCCCACAATGTTTGGATCTTGGCGACGCTCAACCTTATTAATGATTGCCTTGTGCTCACGGATATGGAGAACATGATTATCGGTCGGATCTGCAAAGGCTGGTTGGCCTATATCAAGATGCTCATTCTCATCCCTGATAAGATCCAATTCGGACTGGTCTGATTCTACCAATGGTTTCAACTGTCCAGTATTCAGCACTGTTAAATACTGCTCCTGAGTCCTTATAAATCCATGCTCCAGGAGCTTATCAGCAATAGCAAGGCGTCCAGAGACAGTTTTAGAAAGAGCATTGCCAGCTTGGACTCTAACATTGGATAAATTGTCTAAGCTCTGCTTCTGGAAAGATCTGGCATAGGCCCTATTGTTTCTGCCCACCATTCTAACCGTTCTCTCATCTTGGCCAGTCATAAATAGAGGCAGATGCTTTAGTATGAAGGTCCCCACCTCTTCTATGCAGTCATAATAACTCTGTAGAAGAGAGGTCGTGGCCTGTACAGCCTTAGAGTCAAGCACCTTTAGCGCCTCGCCGGTCCTCAGGCTGGCCTCTGGCTGGCCCCTGGCAACACTATTCACTCCACTAAGCTGCTCCATGGACTGCGACAAGACATCCCTGAAATTAAAGAATTCCTTAGGGGTCTTGGCAAAATTGACCCCCTGAGGAGGGATTTGACCACCCTCTACGATCAACACGCCTTCACCAACCATATGTTCATCCAACTCACATCCCGTGGGCACCCATATGGCCTGTATGCCCGCTGCATTATGATTGGTTAGGATGGTACTCATTTCGGCATTTAAGGCCTCCTGTGGGGCTTGGAGGTCGTTAGCCCTTGAGTAACCGAAGCTCGTAAGAAGAAACTCCTCAGGGGTTATTCTAAACAGCGGAAGGCGCTCGTAAGGCATAGGCATAACCTCACCTATGATCTCATCATCGCTTGTGAACTTGAAATGACGACCCCCAGGGCAGGCGTCGCAGTCTTTATGATATACATGCCATACGGGAATCAAGTCGCTGTATTCGCCCTCTAGGCCGAAATAATTCATGGCCTGTTTCTTAGGGCTGCCATCGTCATCATCCTTCACATCGAAGTCGTCCAGTTGCAGTATCCGGTCTCTCTCTTCCTCCGACTCTGCCCTGGCAGCCAAATCAAACTTATTTTCAAAGACTCGTATAATGACCCATTGAATTCTTTCCCAGTCGTCGCATGAATAATCCCATACCACATCAAATATAGAAGGATTACAGAAATTAAAGTCCCCATCTTTTATTGGCCTGGGCTGGCCATAGGGACCCACTGATGACTCCTGATCCACAGCTATGGTTTTACCCACATTCCAGTCCCATGGAGCATATATGAACCCCATCTGCATGACCAAGGCGTGTTCCACGGCACGCTTAAACCTCTTCTCCAGCCCCTTGTCCTGAAGATAGTCATTTATAATGGCGTCTCCAAGCTCTGCATTCTTTATCGCGTCATGATCAGTCCTTGTCGCTTCTGTCTCAAAAGCTGGCCTGTTCTGGGTAACCAGATTAAGCATATGGCCAATAAGTTCATGGAAATGGTTCAGAGAAATCTGCCGCAACTGGCCGTCTCGCCCCATGACCTCTATAGCCGCATCGCTGGCACTTAGCCCCTTCCCAGTAAACAGGCCATGATAATAATTCCAGTTTCTGGACGCATTGTTCCAAAAACGGGCTTTTTTCATTGTTTCGGTAAAATCGTCAACCCTGTCGCGAGCATGATCGGCTAATTTATCGGGATCTTGCTCATTTATCCAATATTTGGCCTTCTCACCGATAACTAACGGCTCTGGATTTGGCTTTTCTATAGGAGTCATCGCTTAAATATGTTCCTTATCAGTTGTTTGGTGGCATTGTCTTTTGGCCCCTGATCGAAGTCAAAGGTTGTTCTTGGGTCATAATACCCGTCTGGGTATGGATTCCTTCGCCATTTAGCACATCTATTAAAATAGGCCAATGCTGAAATCCCATCACAGTGTCCAAGTTCCTCAGATCTTACCCAGTCAGTTCTCTTATCGTTCCAAACCCCATTCTCCAACTGATATATAAGTCTCTCACACTTGGGGTCTATCATTATCTTGCCCGACTGGACGGCGGTTCGCAAGGAAGATAAAGTTACATCTGCGTCGTGTTTCAAGGCTGGTTCCACGCTTATTCCATGATCTATCTGGAAATCTATAAGCTGCTGTAAGGGGGCGTCTGCAAATATATGGGACTTGAACTTGTTTTGTGGAAAGACTTCTTGCTGCTTTTCCTTTAGCAGGTCGGTTATCTGCCCTGTGGACTTATAATGTACCCATATCTCATCTTTTATTATCAATGTTTGCTCACGGAAGTCTACAAAACCAAACAACATATGGCAATAGTCTTTTGCCCCCGCGTCGAAACAAATTTCGGGGTAATAAAAGCCTGGGTCCTGCCATTTCCTGACTATATCCTTCTTAACCTTGTTGTATTCAGGGACAATCATCGACTCGGTATCGGTGATATGCCTACATTCTGCCTCTCTCTGCCATGAGATAGAATCAACAGACTGGCAATTACGGAGAACGACTGCCTCATCTTCCTTGCTAAAGTCCTTATTATTGCTTGCTGGCATAATAAAGTACCGCTTGGCGGCCATGGCGTCGGGGATATACTTCTTAATGAAGGGATGGTCCATAGAGGCTGGCGGAGTAGAAATCATGGCCATCATGGGCTCTTCGCGGCCAATGAACTGGAAGCTAAGGACATCCTCGATTATATAGCCCAGGCGCTTCATCATTCCGGCCTCGTCAAGCACCGCGAAGTCCGTGGCCTCACCACGAATGGCGTCGGGGTCCTCATTCACCCCCACAAGATGGAACTCTGAGGTAGGGGTGGCCCCACCCTCTTTCAGCCTGGGATTCTTAAATGTCCAGGTCATACCGGCCTTATGCGGCTTGAGGTCGGCTGGGCAATCCCGTAAGATTCGTGCCAGGTTGGGTTTAACGATTTTCTGGCACTGTACAGCCGTAGGCGCGGCATATTTGATTAGCTGCCAGGGCTTCGAGAGCGCTCTCTCAAGTGCAAGCAGCGTCCATAGATATGACTTTCCGAACCGTCGGTGAGTCTCAACAACGAACAATTCAGGTGTTGGGTCATTCGTATGGGTATTCTTAATGAAGTTATATAGCGCTACCTGGCCGTTAGGACGCAACTGGTAGCTCAGGTCGCCTCTATACCAGGCGTCCGATATACAGGCCTGACGGACCATAGGATCGTCCAGGTGCTTCCTGAGGTCCTCTGGGCGGTCAATGACCTTAACGGTTGTGGTGTTTTCTAAGTTCATCTGTTACGATTGTTTGGGCCTCTTGGCCCCCAATGTTTACCTGAAGTGCTACCCCGGACGCTACTCTGTCCACGGTTCCCTCCCTCATGGCAAGCTTGCCTATGGCGTCAAGGGTTACTTTAGCGGCGTTTAGACATATAGAAGGGTCAGTATTGTGCATAAGCTCAGAGAGCTTGTCAGACGCCTGTGTGCCGATTCTTACGAGATTGGAGTTGACTGCCTCCAAGAGCAGTTTCTTGGCTGTGGTAAGCTGCTTGAGGCTCTCAGCCTTCATGAGGAATTTATGGACCTTCTTCTGGTCCCATTCGACAATTTTGCCAATAGCCGCCTCGGTCTTACCAGAAGCGCGAAGAGCGATAATCTGCTCCCCTGTAGCTTCCTCATCCGCCTTTTCAAGCTCTACCTCCTTCTCGATAAGCTTTTTACCGGATGGTGGTGGTTTTGTTGATTTTATCGAAGTGCTTGCCTTCCGCCGTCCTGAGGGCTTCGAGCGCTTGGATTGTCCCATCTACAACCTCTTTCTTGGGGTGCGCCTCTCTTTTGGCGTATCCGTTCAATAATTTGCAGAAAATGTCCACTACCTCTATGGACTTCTCAACACTCCTTTCCATAGGACTAGGCATATTTCAGGGCCTCATGTATCTCTTTGTCGGAAGATCCGGCACTTTTCATGGCGAATTCCAGAGCGTCGGCACGGAAACCGATCTTCCTTTTCTTGTATTCTGACAAGGCATGATCATCGTACACTCCTTGCTTTACATCCGCCCCTGCCATCCCAGATATAAACTTACCTATTCGTTCAACTACCCCAGGATGGCCGAATCTTCTATGTGTATTTGAAATCTCACTAAGACGCATCCAACCATAGTTGCCGTTTACAGTTAGCGTGGCGAAGTTCTCATGGTCAAGCTTCTGCCCCTTATGGTACCTCAGCAACTTGATATCTGCGGTTGGGATCAACTCCTTAGCTATATTGTATACATGCTCGTCTTTATACTTCATTATTATAAGTCCCCCCAATGACTATCGGCGGTCGGAGATCGGCGTCTGGGCATTCCGTTGTTTCAAAGAATTCCTCAAAATTCTCCGGCTTCTCTTCTTTGGCTGGTATATAAGTTGATTCCTGGCAATGACTTATGCCAAAGAAGTTCTTTAGAGTCAGAATACATGCCCTGAAGAAGCCAACACGGCCAATGTATTCATTCATGGTCATTCTGACTGAATTAGGATACTCACTTATCTTTTCGTCTATCTGCAAGAACTCTTTGGTCTCTGGATAATAGAACAAGATATAGTTACCAACAGAAATGATGCACTCCTTGTCTTGCAGGGCAGCGCCGCCATTCTTCTCGTATCTATGAAAAAACTTAACGAACTTCATTTGGTACCCTCCAGGCGTGAAACTCGCTCTATGAGAGAGGTTATATGCTTCTCTATAGAGTTTAATTTTTCATGAATCCGTCCAAGGGACTCATTTATAGCCCTCTGGTCGAGAGCATACGGGCTTGCGGTCGAGATAAGACGATTCACCTCCTCTCTGTTTGGGACCGCCGCGCCCCAAACCAGCCAGAAACCTCCCCCTGTCAAAACTGCTGCCAGGAGACATATAGCCGCCTGCTTCCATATATCATTCTGCATTGCCCTCTTTTACCCACTTGCCGACTGTTTGGTTGGTGAAATTGCAGAAATCTATGAAATCATCTTCGATTACATCCTTCAGTTCCTCGGCAAAGGGAAGGACATCGGTAGCTGTTTTCTGAGGGAATTCTACTAAATTAGCCTCCCGCACCATGATAACTTCGTCGGCTGATTCAATGACGAGTTGAAGAGTAAGGAAGGCCCTCTTTCTGATTTTCCGCGCCATAGTTTTTTCCTCCGAATATATTCGGGGCGGGTGGACATACTATTTTTAATCTGTTATTATCCTTTTGTCAACCCACCGACGCCCTGGAGTTCAAATGATTTCTTTTCGTCTTAAGCATTTAGCAAGTCATTTCAGACCCAAACTAGAAATAGAAACGAACTTATCCCCTCGTAGCTTGGTTGACGCCCCACCAAAGAGGCCCCCCCCTCATACCGGGACTCCAGTGTGTCGTTTTTTACCATCTTTTTTTTAAGGAGGCTATAATGCCCGCAAGCGTAACTGACTTCGTAGACCCGAAAGGGAACACACATGAGCTTCTCACCCTGGCAAAGAATGACGACGATCAGTGGCCATTCAAGTTCGGAGTGGGAAAAGCTATCTTAGCCATTGAACATATGGGTGATATAGCGGAGTATATAAAAGATAAGGCCCCTGATCAGTTTCAGAGGCTGGTTTCAGAGGGCTATTTAGAGGATAGTGAATAATGCCAAAAGGAAAAGGCACCTACGGTGGCAAGCGCGGAAGACCGCCAAAGGGAAAATAACCCGACCGTACAACCCGCAAGAGCAAAAAATACTAGGACCAGGGGGGCTAAAGTAGCCCCCTATTTTTTTAGAGAAATATAATGGCACCACAAGAAATCCTGACGGCTAAGAAAAGAGGAGATCTGCCCAGAAGCATACCAGCGGGCGTTCCCGAAAATGTTAAATTTGAGGATCTGAAACCTGCACAGCAGATGATTATCTTGAATGCCGCGAAGCTCGATCTGTCTGAGGCGAAGAAGAAGGGGCTGCTTCCCAAAGAGGTGGTGAAGCAAATTGAACTGGCTCTGTCGGAACTAGGCCCGGAGGCGTTCAAAAAAGCCGGTGAGGGAGATATGATTAATGACCCGTCCCTTAAGGATAAGGAAAATCCTTATGGGAAAATACGGAAGATGACGCCAAAAGAGATAGCTGAGAAAAATGCCGCGATAAATAGGATGGGAGAGGTTCTCAGTGGGACTCTCCCGGTTACATCAGACAAAAAGGGTAAGGAAGGGGCGGAGGCAGTAACAGGAGCCCTAGCGGCGGCGGAGAAGCAGACGGAAGGCAAGAAGACTGGTGCAGCCGGGTACACCGCAGGAGATTATGCGTTCTGGGGTAGCGTATCCACTGGGACGCTCGTTGCGCTCTATGTAGGCCATAAAGCCATGCAAAGGCATGGGATGTATAGCACAGCATGGAAAAAATTATCCCCAAGCCTTGGAAAATTCGCTAGGGCCTCTGGATTAGATAATCTTTACAACCGCCCAGGCCGCATGGCGATTATGGAAGCCAGGCTGGATACAGTCAAAAATTTAGATGTCGCCTTGAAGGCCTACGATACTCTATTCCGCGAATACCAGACTGGTCTTCGTAACATGGGGTTGGACGAGGATGGCAAGATTAAATGGAAGCAGATCGGCAAGGCCCACCCTGGCGTTACAAGGGCAATGTACGAAGAGGCGATCCCATTTGAACGATTAACAGGGATGGACAGGACCACTGGCAAGCGAGTAGCGGGCTGGTCGAATGTTACAGATATAAGCATTGATCCGAAGGAGGTCTCTACGAAACGCGGGGTCGGTGGAGTTCAGCAAAAAAAGATGGCCTCACAACGGCTTGGTCTTATTGATCTATCCCTTGAGAAGGTCAGGCATCGTTTTCGCCAGGCTGTGCGACTCTTTGGTGGGGACCCTGGGGCAGGAGGACCTCCCTCACAAGACCCGACACGCCCTACAGAGCGTAGCAAAAGGACCAAGGCGGTTCCCGAAGGATCAAAAGAGGGTGTCCGTTCAAAAGCCCATAGGTCGAAAGTGGGATATCCCAAAGGTAGAGACCCAATAAGATTTGGGGGGAATGTCATTACTCCACCGGCAGAGGGCCAAACTCTTAGTCTTAGCAAGAGAGCCGAAGCGACGATCCGATCCCGTGCGGGGTTCCCGAAAATAAGCATAGAAGATATCTTTTCCGAGAAGCAGTGGTGGCATAAACCAGGCCATCCGCACCAAGTTACCAAGATTGAAACTGAGGCGGAGTTGGGTAAGAGACGGATCGAAGAATACGGCAAGGGACCCTTCAGCCCTGAGGCGGAAGCGGCGCAGAAGGAGAGGGTTGAACGAATAGGTAAGTTTATATCTGGGATGGCAAGGGGAATCGAAAAGCGCAAGGCCAGGCTAGCGAAGATGATCTTGGAGGCCAAGGCCTACGAGTCTCAGGCTCTTGCCCAAGACTTAATGGAGATGGACGCGGAGATAAAAAGCGGGAAGTTTTATTCAGAGCAGCAGGCGAACGAGTTTGAGTCCAGATTACAGGAAGCACGGAAGAATTATAAGCCTGATAAGCTCACGGGTATTCGTCGCGGTAGCGTTGATCCCCACAGAGGAAAGCCTGAGACAGGCACAGCCGGAGAGCGTATAGAACAGAAGCGAGAGGGGGCTGGCTTAAGGAAGAGTGCGGGTACGAAGACATACCCGAGGACTGCGCCTGCTGCGCCTGCTGCGCCTGCTGCGCCTGTTGCACCAGTTGAACCTGCTGCGGCGACCGCCACTCTTGGTAGCCATATACCTGAGGGAATGCAGGAAAACGCCGAAGGAAAGTTACTTAATCCGAAAAACGATAACAAACCCTACGGAGACAGATCAGAAGCGCAGAAAGCCCACCAGGCGCGAAGAGAAGCACATGGGCTAAAGAGGCCTGGAGAGCTTGATCTTGGTGGAATCCGGGGGAAGCCAGGCCAAGGAGCGCCGCTTCTGCACCCTGACCCAGAAGGTCGTATAGGTAGCGGCTACGGTGAACTGCCTTTTGAGCATCGGAAGGGTAACGCTCTTGTTGCAGCCAGGAATCTACGAGAAGAATTGGCAAAAAAGAAAGCGGGAGAGCCCTACGATCAAGCAAAGATTGAGAAGTTCCAGGGTGAAATTAAGGAATTCAATGAGTACAAGGCGCGTCTGCCTATAGAGGGTTACGGACAAAGCGGCCCCACTACCGCTGTAAACGACAGATTGACAGATTATGGCCAGGCCATGAAAGAGAATGGCTGGGACGCCAAGAAGGTCAATACCTCCGACTTCAACACCGATGGCTCTGCTAAGACAGAGGTGGGGCGGAGGAAGACGGGAGGTGCTCCTGGCTCGACAGCGGAAGTTCCTATATATCGGGAGGATGTGGCTGTTAATCGGAAAAATGCATTAGAGGCTACCCTGGAAGAATTGCAGGAGAAGGAACGGCTAGCGACAAACCCGGAGGATAAGGCCAACGCTAAAAAGGGGATAGCGGAGGTCGAGAAGAAGATTACAGAGGTCAATAAGGAGTCCCTAAGGGCTCGCAGGAGCCCCCCTGGCACTAAGCTATATAGCGGCCTACCGTTTGATGAACTGCCCGGATTTGATGATCTGAAGCAACTCAGCCGCCGCCTGTCATCGATACTTGTCGAATATCCAAAACTGGCTGCTGCCAAGGTCGGGGTAAACGGGGAGTCCCTTAGGGAAATCTCAGACTTGACCCTTAAGGTCCTTGAACAGCCTGAGGGTGGGGGGGCTGCGGCCAGGGCCGCCAAGACGGGAAGAGGCATTGTTACCAAACCCCTTAAAGTCGGCATGAGGGCTTTGTTTGGAGACTATAACCTGAAACTGGCCAAGGCCCTTGGAACCCCATTTACTCCTGGTACAGGGGCTAAGGGAATAGAGATTTTTGGCCACAATATATTTAAAATCAAACCAAGCGCGGGGTATCTCGGGATTGTTGATAAGGCGGGAAGGGGTATAGGCGCGGCGGAGGGCCTTACAGCCAGGGGCGCTGCTGGCGCTGCCTCCAAGATTGCCGGGCTGGGACTTAGGGGTGCTGGATGGCTTGGACTGGCCTGGGGCCTCTATAAGGTCGTTGAAGGCACCACACAGAAACTGAGGGGTAAGGATGAAAGCTTTATCATGGGCGAGAAGTTCCGCACCCCATTTGGCTTAGATATTCCGAAATTTAAGAGTGGCTGGAAGACTGAATCCCCAGCTAAGCGGTATGCGGAAAGCGGCAAACCCTACGCCGGTGTAGTTGGTGGAATAATTACTGGCTTAGATGTAGCCACCGCCGCCGGGATGTCTCTCGTAGAAGAGATTGGCCATATAGCGGAGGGCCTAAAATCTATAGTGGTTGATGTGCCCCCCCAAGCCTGGAACTGGGTAAAGGGCGATGGTTTTGAGAAAACGGATGTCAGAATAGCCAGGGAGGAGCAAGAGCTAGGCGTTAAGAAGTTCAGGGAGGCTATTCAGGAAATGGATATAGCCCAGTCTGACAGAGAGGCTACTCTCGGCCCGCTAGTGGAAGAGATCAAGGTTTCCCCAACAACGGAGGTGGGCAACACTGGCCGGAACCGTGAAGAGGCTCTGGCCGAATATCTCCGTAACAATAAAATGCCTATAAACGATGAAACGGGCGAGCTTATGGCCCCGGATGACATGGCTTATTCTTTGGCTCGCAGGGACCACCAGAACCAAATGGCACAGGCTGAGCAGGAGGGCAGGCCGTTCCCACCCGATTTCGAGTCATACCTCCGTGGTCGCGGCTGGAATAAGTTTAGGCAGAATCAAGTACAACCTGCTATCGAGAAGATAAAACAATTTGGCCAGGGCGCGGTTGATACCTCAATCAAACAACTTAGTGATTTTAAAAGTGAAACTGGGATGTTTGACCCCCAAACAATGAGATATTCAGACCAGCTTAGAGCAGACAATGTGGGGACTCGCGCTCTTCCTGGTGCCCCCGCACCATTTGGCCAGCAACGAGTGGGTACCCCTGGCGGCGAAATATACCAACCTGGCCTCGGTAGCGGATATATACCGGACGACCGTGGTGGCGACCCGCTTGGGATGGAGGGAATGGTTCGCGGTCCTGGAGAAGTGGACCAAGCCATTCGTGAGGCAAATGCCCTTAGGGCAAATGCCCTTAATCGAGAACGGACGCTCGGCCAACCTACACCGCCTGCAATGCCTCCTAAGTTCCCGGCCACACCAGTACCTCAGAGGCCCCCAGTGCAGACACCTTCAATGCAGCCACCTGCTCCTCCCCCCCTACAGGACCCGAGTGCCTTCCAGCCACCGGAGCAATGGCAGCCACCGCAGCCTACACCTCCCATACCGCGTCCAGCTAATCCCATGGGACCACAGATAGAGGAAGAGGATTTCCTTCTTCCAGGAATGAGACCTGTGGGGGTTAGATAATGGCTATAGAAAAAGAAAAGCTCGAAAAATTTACAAAGGCACGATCCAAGTCTCTAGAAAAACGGATAGCCGAGGAGAAAGCGAGTCCTGACTATAAGAAATTAGTGGCGACATATGGGGGGCTCACAGATGAACCAAAAGGATGGAATCCCCGCTGGCAAAAGGATTACTTGGAAGAACTGATCAGAAACCCAGACCAGCAAAATCTCATAACTGACGCTGTAGGGGACCATCTGGGCGTAATGGGGGGGTCAAATAAGGACACTGACTTCCATTTCAGTGATATTATTCCAACCGATAGACTTCGTAATCAGGTATTTCATTGGATTGACAATCATGGTTCCTCGAAAGATGTGCCAAATGAAGTATGGTCCAAGATCCAAGACAACCAGCGTAAAAGGATGTATATGGACTATAGATCTATACGCCCAGGTCCTCCAGAAAACAGACTACAGGATAAACTGACGGGGTATGAAAATTATTTCCCCGTTGGATCAGAGTCCTGGCGAGATGAAATGACCAAAAGGTATACTCCGGGGCGCGGAGGATATATAGAATATGGGGAAGATTTCCCAACAACAGAACAAATGGACTCAATCTATGGAAGCTCTCGCAGCAAGTTCCCCGTTAAAACACAGGAGGAGCTGCGTCGCATAGATGAAGAGCGCGGAGGCGGATCTCAATATGTTTACCAGAATTGGCAACCATGGAAAGGCCCCTCAGAGGGGGGCGATCTTACAAAAATGGAAGGCATGTCGCCTGAAGAGACTCGTTTATCACAAAAGAAGGGCTTTGAAGAATGGATGGCCACCGGGCAGGACGCCAAGCGACTGAAGCGCATGGCCGGTGAGGGAGAGGATTGGGTTGGCAAAAATGATTGGTATTGGAATGAACGGCTGAAACTCCACAAATCCTATAAAGATTGGGATATGTGGAATCCCGATTTTGACCATACAAATCAAAGTCCATTCATTCAAACACCTGAAGCAAAAATACCAGAAAGCAGACAGTTCTATAAGCCAACAGAAGCATCATCATCGTATAAGTTCCCGCGAGGGATGTCTGCGGATGAGACAAGATTTATGGTGGATTTGATAAAGGAAAACGCAAGACAAAATTCACTGAGCGAGGCTGGGAAGAAACTGGAGCGGACCTTGAGCGGCTTAACGACAGAGGAGCGTAAGGAGATGCTGAAAGTATACTCGGAACAGATTGAGAAGCTGACTCCTGAACAAAGAGAAAAGCTTAGGAAGTTTCTCTTAAAGCATGAGAAGGAGAAGCCGGAAAGAACAACCAGATACAGACCGCCGTGGATAGAAGAACGAAAGAAACCATCACAGCCAGAACTTGATTGGCTGGATAAAGAGCCACCAATAAGGTCGCCCGCGCCCGCACCAGAAAGGCCAGCCGCACCAGGAAGGACAGCCGCACCAGAATGGCATCCTGACCCAGGTGCCTGGAATCGTCTTAGCGGCGGCCCAATACCATAATGCCTAAGCCCATATTCTCAAGCTCAGACGCGACAATCACTTCGCACAAAGTAGAGAAATTAAGCCGAGAACTTCGTGCATTTGTCGAGCGTCTTGATAGAGTTCAGGAAGAAGTTGAACTTCTAAGGAAGGCCAATCACGCAATGGCCAAGACCATAAAGAAGAGCCGCTATAAGGAATAGTAATGGCAAACCGCACAACGAAGCGCTGGAGCTTCGATATCCTTCCAGCTACACTTAATAAATTCTTACGGATGCACTGGGCCGTTAAGAAGAAGTATAACGACAACTGGATGACCCTGGGTATCGCTATATGCGGTAGACCAGGATTCGAGCCTGGGAAGGCCGAGATGACTATCACCATGCACAGGAGTCGTCTACAGGATAAGGACAACCGCTATGGGAGTGTCAAATCCCTGGTAGATGTATTCACCAAGTTGGGGTGGATAAAAGACGACAATACAGGAGATCTCGCCTTAACGGTTAAGGAGGAGAAGTCTAAGCGTAAGGACCAGAGGACAGAGGTTGTCCTCACAGTGGAGATGTTAGATGAGTAAGAAGGACATGCTAACAGCGTACAAACATGCGACTTATATAGGTGGAAACGAGGGCGAAGTGGAAGAGTTTATGTCATGCGCGGTGGGTATCATTTCTGGCGCAGGTCTTTCTGACAGAATGTGTTATGACTATGACAAGTGCGTTCAGTTGCTTGTGGATAGGGATGGGATGGACCTTGAGGAAGCGGAGGAGTTTTTCGCGTTCAATATCCTGGGAGCATATGTGGGAGAGCATACTCCGGTGTTCTTGTGGAGCAGAGAGTTGGAGAGATCTGCCGAAATGAGCAAGGAGAAGGTTATGGCGGAGATAAAGGAGAGGGAAGATGCAGAATGACCTGGGGCCTCTACCGATAGATCATAGGGACTTCCTGTTGAACAGGCATGTGAGGGATATGCCGCCGATAGCGTTTAAGGCGTATGTCTTGCTATTGTGCGAGTTATGGGAGGGGAGCAGTTTGCCGTTTGAGATGGAGAAGCTTGCGGCGTATGCGGGGGTATCGTATACAGTGTTCAAGAACAAGATATGGCAGCATGTAGCGGATTTGTTCTTTGAGATAGACGACGATCTTCTGGACCATGAGTTCACGCTTGAGCAGCGTAAGAAGGCGGTTAAGGGTTTGGTCGCCAGAATGAAGATGTCAGCAGCAGCAAGTAAGAGGGCTAAGAGGGTTTAGCGCTTTCTATTGCCGAGCTTAACATTGGATGTCTTGCCTGGAATATTAGGCTGTTGAGTATTGCGGCCCTTTTTCTTTTGCCCTTTTATCCGCCGAGCTTCATCAGGGGAGATCTGTTTGCCCGTAACTGACCTGGGATCACCATAGATCCTCTCGGCCTCATTAGGGGATATCTGTTTGCCAACCACCCGGTCAATGGCCCTACCGGCTGACTTTCTGGAGGAGCTTGTGTCGCCCTCAGAGGGGGCGTAGCCCATATAGTTGCCTGTACTCTCAAAATAATTCTTAAACCAACCAGGGTCTTGTTTCTTATCCGGCATCGTATTTCCTTTCGTTGTTTTAGGGAGAGGGCCATTTATTCTCTGAGCGCCGCCCTCTCGTAGCGCCATTCCGTTATGATTGTCTTGCGGAGTCCGTAAAGCCCCATATGTTCACATGAACAACGGTGGCCCCGCCTGCATCTATTTCTGCCACTACATCTTTACCCTCAGGGATCTGGATGGGCGCAGAAAAATTTATCACCTCTGATCCACCAGGCCCGGCTGTTTGATATTCCGCAGAACCCATCGTTCGGATCTTAATCAGAGTATTATCGTCCTCATCTTTGAGTTCAATATCTGCGTATCTGACTGATCCCATCCCATCGCTGGCCACAGAATAGGCCAAACCAGAGACAAAGTGGGTCTTATCGGCTACCCCGTCATGGGTGGCTGTAGCAGCGGCTCCATCGGTGGTCGTCGCGTGTTCGGTCCATGTAGATACTTTCATTTTCTAATTACTCCTATTGTCATCACTGAATCCACCGAAGGTTACAGATGCCTGGGAATCATCACCTTTAACCAAAGTCATATCGGTTACGACACTAATTTCGTTTCCTTCGCCCATTTGTATAGGTGCCGGGAAGGCGAAATGTCCCAACTGATCTCCAGTTATCCAGGCCTCCCAAACAACGGTCGAATCATCTTTTAACTGAACCTTGACTGCGCCGCCATCTTCTGTATTAATCTCAGACTCTCTGAAATCGGTACTCGCGGTGATGAAGGTTACGAAATGTGTCGTGCCTGCCTCTGCTTCCTTTACGGCCTGGCACTCGTCATCGTCTCCCGACGAAACATTTTTAACCAGCCAGGTGGCAATCCAGCCTGCGCGGGTCTTTACATAGGGACTAATATTATCAGGCATTATTCTATTCTCTCTAAGGTATCAGTTACGATTGGAGCCTTGGTTTGGAGAACGAGTCTCGCGCCGCAGGACAGTATAGGTTTGTGGGGTGAATACACAAGCTTAGAATTTCCGAGGATCGATACGGTCATACATTTGATATTCTCCTTTCCTACTTTAATGGTTATGGCTGGATCGCTGGTGCCATTTTTGGCGTTAGCTTTGATTATGTGCATATTAATATGTATGCGCTTAATTCGTTTGCGGGTCATGGTTTATCCTAGTCTAGACAAAGGCTAGACAAATTAATTTGTATTTTGTCTAGGGGTAAAAAATCCCGCCGAACCTAAGCCCCAGCGAAGGTCCGACGGGAGCGCAAAATAAGGAGGCACTTTGATTACAACTATGTAACACATTATTCATCCGACGGAAAGGGTCTTCCTACTTTTTCGTAGAATTCTTTCAGCATAGCTCTCATCTCTTTCTTGGTAGCCACAGGCTCCTCTTTCTTGGGCTTGGGGGGTTTCTCTGAAGGGTCGGATCGTTTAACCTCGTCAGCCCGTGAGCGCACCCGCCCGGCAGCCGGTCTCCTCCTATCCTCCTGATTAGAAAATATATGATACAGCGCCTCTAATACATGCTCAGTCTTGTAATATGACAAAGCCTTGCAGAACATAGCCATCTCAAGATCAGTAACCTCTCCTGGCCATAGTTGCCTGTAAGTATCAGCTACCGTACTAAACTCCGTTTTAGTCCATTTCATGTCAAACCTCCTGTATTGCTCTCTAAACGATTTACCTTAATTTGCGACTCGTCGTACCTCTTGGTAGATAAAAATCGCGTACAAACGATTCTCAGGCTCCTGAGGCACGCTTCTTCATGACTTCCAGCGGGTCAAGCTCCATAAGGTCCTCTAATTCAGTATCCGTGATCTCTTCAGGGGGCGTCCAGTCGTCTCTCAGGAACTCTGAGTAGAGCCTTTCTGAGAAGAACCTGGAGCAAGATTTAGTCATCTGAGCACCAGAGGCTTTGACTTCGGCCCCATAACGGTCAATAGATTCGATAATTTGCTCAGGTGTATAGAGTTGTTCCATAACAACGAAGTCAATGTGGGACAACGCCTGGGTTCTCGTTTGATCGGAACCATTGATCGCCTTGAGATAATGGTCTCGGATGACGATTGATTTTTCGCGGGGCCCGTTTTTATCATCATCTGCCTTTTTAAATATAGTTAGATCTTCAGAACTAGTTACAGAGCTAGAGCTAGAGTCTAGAGCCATAAGGGATTTGCTTGGCTTTTGCTTACCCTTTTGCTTAACACTTGCTTTGCAATTGCTTAACACTTGCTTGACTGGTTTAGACTTACCTCCCATACGCCCAGCAGCAGCACGCTTTTCGCTAATCTCCTTCTGCTGCTGGACTTGCTCATCTACCTTATGATGGAACAGACGATCACCACGCACCTCGAAAAGCGCGAGTACCTTGTCTCTGACCGACAACCAGGTGTCCATGTCCACCCTGCACTGTTGGGCAAGATTGTAGTCCTTGTTAAGCAAACCGGAAGCATTTGCTTGCCATGCCCACATGATCAATCTGAAATAACAAAATTCCTCCATTGGGGTTAATTCCATCACCTTCTGTGAACTCAACCAGTCCCCCACCCACATCTTCATATAGGGTAATTTGCGCTTTGCCATTTCTACTCCTCAATAACCTCAATAGGTACAAGCTTGTCCGTATCTACAAATATAAACTCACCAGTCCTTACATTCTGTACACGAGAACTGTCAGCCGTACTACGAGACTCATAATAAAATTTCTCGCCGTATGTACCAAAATCATCCCTATGTCTACCCAATCTTCCACGATAACGCAAAATCTGGTTCCTTCTGAACTTCATTATAGAACACCCTCTTTATTAGCCTTATCTACCTCTATATCCTCCTGGATAGCGTCCAAATCAGGATACTCATCCTCTATATAGCTCGTTAAAGCAACCTCAAATAACCTGGTCAACTTGATCGGGAACTTCTCCCTGACACGATCAATCCTATCAACCAACTCCACCGGCAACTGCGTCGAAACCGTGATCTTAGTGCGTTGTCTCATGACAACCTCCTGAAAAGAGAAAAAATAAAAACCGTGAAACGAGACTATAGGGGGCGTTTGCAAGCAAAGCAAGGGTATTGTCTAAAAAGTTGGAAAAATGTAGGTGGAATTGCCCCCCTCGGGGGGGGGGAGGGGCCCCGGCGGGACTTCCGCATCATCAGCATCCACAAAACAACAATTTGGGGGAATGAGACTTATGGCGATATCTGCACTTATAGCAGCACAGGCCAACAGGCCAGAAGCAGCAGCAGCAGCAGCCCCCACACCAGCACCCCGACACCCTGCATAGGCGTGTTTACGGTAGACATCAAAAAAGGCCCCAAGGGGAGAAAACCCTTGAGGCCCGAAGAGAAGCCGATAGCAGCGAGACTGCTACCGGATAACCACCTACCGCCTTAACTCCTCATCTGCGCCTATTCAATCACACCCCCTGCGTATGTGTCAACAGTACGCCATCTGCCATTCTCAGGGAGCGCCTCAACAGTGATCATGTTGTCATACTCCATGCCGTCCATGGTAGAGCAGCGAGACAGCCACACCCTACAGGACCCAGTATCTATCTTAAGATCGCATGATTGCCCCGTGGAGAGCGTAGGGAGCTTGCTCAGGCCCTGCGCAGTGTATCGCCCCTGACGCATATCAAGGACAGCACCCGCCAGCGGTAGAAGCTCTCGGATCATGTCCTTACAGTCATCGCTCATGTACTTACCTATCCTCATGATGACACCGCCAGCACATCATAGCCTATCTCGTTTAGGGCGTTCTCTATGGTCTTGCTGACTAACTCAGGGTCAACCTGGCCACCATCGACACGAACATAGTCCTGTAGACTATCAAGATCATACTCCTGCTCTGGGTGGGGAGACTTCAGGAACAAGTGAACACTAACCAAGTCATTGAGCATCAACTCTCTCCTTTCAACGCACCAAGCATCAAACGACAACGGACCAACGCATCACACGCCGTGATTGGTCCCTCTTCAACCTCTCTGGGGTCAGCGGGGACACCTGTAGCGGTGTTGATTTCCTCAAGCACCTCATCAAGCTCTCTCTCTGAGAACGGGAGAACACGCCCCGAAGGACCGAACAAGGCCCTAAGGCCGAAAGCCACAGACACAGCCACAGCGAGATTAACCACAGCACACAGAACGAGAACACAAAGACCGACTTCCATAATCAAACTCCTTTCTATGGGTTGCTTGCTTGCACCTGTAGTATCGGCTTTTGTCCTCACCTGCTCCACCCTAAACCTAAAAAAACCCCTCAGGCCGTGGGAGCTTGAGAGGTTCAGTGGCGTGTAGGCCGTGGGGCCTGTGTTAATTATTTCATGGTGTACCACCCCCTTCCATCTCTTCGACGCTGGTGATTGAGTCCTTCGTAGCTGGTTCAAGCTGGTCCGGTTGTAAAAGAACCCATTCCACGGTATCGCTCCAGTGCTCTCCCTTGTCCGGTGTGCGCTCAGATTGCTCGTTGGCAAGCCTTACGGCCTCAGTGGGTGAGTTGGCCTCTATGTACTGCGAAGTTGCGTACAATCGATTCTCAAGCCTCTGAAAGTGATACATTTTCATGAGTCCATCCCCAACTGTGTTTTCAGTTCGCCGTAGGTCCGTGGTTTCCAGTGCAGGTCTCGCTCCACCCTGGGATGTCCCTTCATGAACCCATCTTCGTAGACCAGTGAGGCAAGCTCATCGAGCGAGAACGAACCCAACTCTTTTTCAAGACCGTCAACCAGCCCGAAGAATGTTCGATGCTCCGGATCGTAGTCCATGGCGTACCATGTCCAGCTTGAACCCGTGGCGAAGAATTTAACCTTGATGGGTACCTCATCGGGACTGTTGATGAAGTCGGCTTCATTCTCTTCGCTGGTTGGTAGCAGCTTGACCACGGACGGCGGGAAGAGCTTATGCCCCCTGCGTGTGTCGAGTGCATTGCCGTGTTGGTATTCTGGCATATCCATGACGAATCTCCTTAAAACGGGGTGAATAAAAAACGACCCGCGCATCTTACTGATACACGGGCCGATCCGCAACGGGGTAGAGAGTGATTAGAAACTACTCCGTCTTGGCTTCCTTCATGGCCGTGGCCGTGTCCACCCTGACGGCCTTATTAGCGTTCTTCCTACGCTTGCGGGGCTTTTTGTCTGGTCCACGGGGGACAGGCCTGACGGGGTTATCATCGGTTTGAATATCGATGGTCCCAGTATTCAGATTGATGATGATGGCCGTTCTCATGCTCCATCCCTCTCCGCAAGTGCGGTGTGGGTTACATAGCAGTTCAGCGAGAGACAACCCTCGGCCCCGTCATACTCTCCGCCCTCGACGGTGAAGGGTATTCCTGGCATCCCCGTCTTGACCATGTTGAAAGACTTCCCGCTACCACTCTGACGACCTTCGGTAACAGGGGCGGTGATGGTCATCTGACCATCCTTGACCTCGACCTTTACTGGGTCGGCGGTAGACTTCTTCGCCATAGCGAAACTCCCTAAAAAAGAGGAATAGAATAAAACGAACCCGCATAGCCTACACACATACGGCGCACCAGTGCAAGGGCCTACCATAGAAAAACCCCCCCAAGGCGTTGCACCTTAGAGGGGGTCTTAAAGATATCGTCGTCGGCGGGGTAGCGTTATAGGGACGCTGAAGGGTTGTTGGGTCCGGTGCCGACGACGATCAGACAGGGTATCGCAGGAACGATACAGAACCGCGCTGATGGTGTCAAGCCATGAGCGCAGGGTTGAAATAAGTAGACAGGTCAACAAGCTCAGATGCGGTCAGGTCCATGACCCATCTTCGCACCCATGTTTGACGCTCATCACTCAGAGTACCGTACCAGACCAGCAGGCCGACACGCCGAAGGTGTCGAGCCGTCTCGATGATGCGATCCTCTTCGATTTCGCCGGACCCTGGACCGTAGCTGGCTACCGATATCGCATGAGCTTCGATCATGGAAGGGCCTCTTCCTTGGGGCCGAACTCGTTATCCAGCACCGTGGAGAGTAGTTCCGTCTGGTCATCGTGGTTGAGCCGTTTGCACTCGGCCTGATACTCTTCAGGGGTCATGCTTTCGTAGTGATCCTTGATTTCCTCAAGGGTCAAGATCCCACCACCGGAAGGGCCGAAGCGTTCCAGCCGTTCAAGCGCAGCGTGGAGAAGCTCCACTTTGCTCATCGGCTTGTAGGTTAGCTCGATACTGGTCCTGTCGTGGCCGTTGCGGATCGTAAGCTCATGCTGCGTGGCCTGCTGCTGCTGCATGGTCTCACAAAAATGCTCAGCGTGATCGGCCTGCTTGAAGCTGCCGATATACTCCGAACCCTCATAAATCTTGTACTTGGGTGATGCACCCATAGCGGATCTCCTGAAAAAAGAAATAGAATGGCCTGCACCTGAGCAAGCCTGACGGCGATATCTTAGCGGGGTTGACCTGTAGATATCAAGAGGGTAGACTCCTGCCTGTTCGTTTTATTTCATTGGTTGCCGAAGGAAGGAGTTTTTCCATGGCAATTGACCCACGACACGCAAAGGCCGACAAAGCCGATGCACCTGATACAGCGCAGGACAAAGACGCTGAGGCTAACCTTGAGCCGAACACGGAGGCCGTAACGGGCTGGACATTTGAAGAGATTGGACGGCGGTTCAGTGCTGCCGATGATATCTCCGATGTTCCGGTGGAGTTCTGGGTTGCTCTGGGGATGGAAAACTTCTGTTCCACCACTCTCCAGATGGCTCGTCTCATCACCTACGCTCACTCCCTGAACCTGTTGGGGATGAAGGGTATGCCAGCCGATAAGGAACGGCGGGAAACTCTGGCCGAAGCGATGGGTACGACCACCGATACTCTGTTCAGGATTGTCGATCAGGCTATCCAGACATGGGAGCCGACTGAGCGCAAGATCAGTACGGCCCTGCATGGTGAGTATGTTTACGCTTCTGGTGAGGGTGATGCTTCGGATCTCCTTTCCGTTGACGGCCATCGCCCTGAGACTGGTGGTAAGGATACTGTCGCCATCGGTGCTGATCTTGATGTCGAAGAGACGATCAAGGCAATTGACAAATCTATTGAGGAGGACAAAAAGAATAAATCAAGGTAGGCCCCTGAATGGAGCCTTGAACTGGCATAGCACCTCGGCGGGTTATTGACTCGCCGGGGTGTTTTTGTTTTACTTGTCGCCATGGGTATCCAGAAGGCCATCGGCCCTCGCCCTGGAGTATCAACCACGGAGCAAAAAAGGAGTCTATTTTGCCCCCAGAAAAAGAAGCGGAAAACTCACCGGATATGCAGATCAGATATCTGGCCGATGGGACGACCATTCTGCCAGTTGTCAACGACAAGCCAATCTATCCCGAGCTAGCTGCGAAGGTGGCGATTATGGATGATGTCTTGCGTGCGCTGGCATCGTTCAACCCTGATATCTTCGGCGGTGATGCCGCTGACCAGATCAGGGGGCTGATTCATCACGCCCGTCATTTCTGTGATCTGTACGGCCTTGACTACTCCGATATTGATCGGATGGCGCACATGGCCTACTCGAAAGATCGTTGGGAAGGACACTTGAAATACGAAGGAGAAAAATCATGAACTATGACGATATTAAGGTGATCGTTCACGCTGGCGAGATACCGCACACGGCCATCGCCCCGGCCAACGACCACCCGCCACCGATCAGGGTAGTCGGTGCGCCAATCACTATGATCTACAAAAACGCCCAGACACCGTTGAAGGTGGAAGGCATAGGCTTTTTCAATATCACTCCTGATTTGTGTGCGCTTCACTCACAGCACACCGCTGAGAACGGCCTGAAGCTCCATGGCGACACCCCCAACGAAGTAATGAGGATTATATCGCCAGAGGGCAACGGCGTGCCGTGGCAGCTTCTGATGGCTACTTGGGCAGCACGCACCAGCCCCTACGATCTGGATCATCTGATCGGGCGCATTGATCTGACCCTGAAGGTGATCGATATGGGCGTTAAGCGTATTCAGTGGAGCCAACCCGAAGCAGGTCTGCATCCGGCATGGGCCTGTGAGCTTGGTGATTTCCTGATCCGTAAGGCCATGGAGGGCAAGATCGATGAATGAAATGAAATCGATAAGCCTCGCCGTTGAGGATGCTATCACCGAACAGCTTGACCAGCTTGAAAAACGGGACAAGTACCACCAGCGCAAGATCAAGGAACAGCGCAAGATCATTGAAGGCCTGAGAAGGCAAATCAAAGAGTTCACCGCATATGTCCATGGCGGGAAACAGCAGATCGACATGATCAAGCTGGCGCAGGTTGTTGGTGAGTTTGATCGCGAGACTCATCTGATAGAGATCATCAAGCTGGTCCCGTCGATCAGGCAGGATCTCTGTGAGAACCTTCAGTATCTGCTACCTTGGGCGCACCCCGGCTGGTCAGAGGAGATAACTGAGTTCAACGCTGAGAAATATGCACAGGCTTGTATCGTCCTGGAGGGCAAGATCATGGAAGCTGGAAAGGAGATTATTGATGGAAGCTCATCAAAAAAAGGATCGTAAATTTCCAAGTGAGAGACACGGCCTGAGTCTACGGCCCCGGTCAACAAGATGTACGGCCTGCGGGTTCCGTGTTCGTGGTAAGGATCATGCTGAAGGCGATCACCACAAAGGCCGTAAGCCCCGCCATGCTGCTCACGACTGAGCTATACTTTTAGCTAAAACCCGCCTAGTCGCGGGTTTTTTTTTGTCTGTTAGTTGCCTGAGATTTTATCTGTGCGACAATCCGACTGTTTTCATTTCAACCCTGTCATCGGAAGGAGGTTTACCATGCCCGATGATCGTTATGTGCTTCCACCCAAGGAACAAGCTGCCAAAGATCGTGTCTATGCGTACCTAAGCGTACACGCAGCCCCGATCATGGACATTCTTCATACCATGAGCTTGCGTGAGACTTATGAGAAGCTCACCAGCACCCCGCAAGCAGCATCCATGGGGAAAATACTGTGGGTCGTCGCTGTGCGTGAGATATTTGACCAGACGCAGCCTGGAGGATCTTCACCAGTTGGCTCATGGGAGTCGATTGATCAGATGAGGATGATGGCAGCTTCTGACATTCGCTTGCAGGTTGCCGATTATGTTAGTGATATCTGGCGGGACGGGGAAGGCGTTGCCGTTGACTGTCGTAACGCCATGAACGAATTTATCACTCATGGCCTGCGGGAGATTGGTGTTGAAGGCGGCAGACCGCATTTCCTTACTGAATCTATGGCTCAGTTGATGGAGGCTGCGATGGAGGGCCTGATCGTTGCACATGAATGTTGGGGCACTGACGGCCTGAACCCTGACGCACAACGGCTGCGGGATGCGCTTGAGGAAAACGCCGAAGCCTTTGAGCCTCACAATCTGTGGAAGAAGGATGATAAGGAAACTATTGTCAACGGCACAAAGAGTGTCGTCGCTAATTTTGAAAAGATGATCGTAGGCTTCAGGAAGGAGGTCGAAGATGGACAAGGTAACTAAGCTGTTTGATCGTGATGTGTTGGCTGTTTCGGATACTTCTGAGACGGCAAAGAATGACAGTCCCTGTCCCGTTTGCGTGCTTCGCAAGAAGGACGGTGAAAGTTTGGTTGTTGGCATCGAGTCTGGTGAGCATGAGGTTAAAAAGGTTATGCTCAGAGGCCGTACAAGGGCCACATGGGTACACGAAAAGTGTACTGCGTTCCTGGAGGTTGCCGACGATGTCAAGAATGAGCAAGCTGCTCAGGGTGATGCTGATCTGGGCTTGAAGGAGTCTCCGAAGAGCCTTGATGGTGTGATCGCTACTATCGCCAAATTTGAGGGCCGTAAGGCTGCGTATCAGGCCGTCATGGATATCGGCCCCGGTGAGCTTCATGTACACCAAGGCGATGGAGCCAAAGCTATCGTCAAGGGCGCAAAACATGAGTGTTTTGAGCAGGCCGTTACGCTGGCCGTTAATCGTGAGCCTATCTTTCTCATCGGGCCTACTGGATCGGGAAAGAGCTACATGGCGCGACAGGTCGCACAGGCCACCCTCAGGCGTAGCGGTGAAGAGCTTCCATATTCGGAAGTACCTTGTTCGGCTGGTATCAGTGAAGGTCATTTGATGGGCAAGCTGCTGCCGACTGGCGAACAGGGGTCTTTCGAGTTTCATCATGCTGCGCTGTCTGGTGCGTATGGTGGTGGTGGCTTCTGCACCCTTGAAGAGATCGACGGCTGCGATCCGAACACCCTGCTCTGTGTCAATTCGGCACTGGCCGGGGAAGAGATGGCCTTGCCGAATAACCCCACCGAAAAGGTTGTTGATCGGCATGAAGATTTCGTGCTGTGCCTGATCGGGAATACTTGGGGCATGGGTGCTGATCGTATGTATGTAGGTCGCGCTCAGCTTGATTTTGCTTTCCTTGACAGGTTCGCCCTGAATGTCATCGAGATTGGCTATGATAGGAAGCTGGAGCAGGTCTTGTGTCCAGATCAGGACATTCTTAATATGCTCTGGAAGTGGCGTGAGCGTATCTCTGACAACAAGCTCAGGCGCATCGTCAGCACTCGGACAATCGCTAAGTGGTACAGGTATCAGCATGAGCTTGAGATGGATGCTCAGTATCTGTTGTCTGCGTATTTTGGTGGCTGGAGTGAGGATGAGCGCAACCTTGTCGAGCATGGAAAGAAGGAGGATGATGGAGATGAGTGAGCTTGTAACAGTGTTCACAGGTAAGGCGATTCAGAAGCGGTTTGCCCCCGATAAATATTCGGGGGAGGCCGCTGACGGGTATGATGCCTCAGGCCAAACGCAAGAGATCATACTGCACCAATTCGACAGCGTTGCCGAAGAGCTTGTATATGCAAGGGCAGCTATAGCAGCAGGCTACAATCCCTACAATGGGGGTGAGAGCGTTGCCGACCAGCCTCATGACAAGATAGGCCGTAGCGATCTCAAGACTTGGGAGGATGCCTTCAGAGCAGCCTCAGAGCGATGGGATGAGGGCAACAAGATTTTCCACAAGTGTATGATTGAGGTGAAAAATGAGCCGTTGCCTACTCCCAAAAGTAACAGACGCAGGCCGATATTTAGTCCATGGGAGGGGGATGAGATTGATCGTGATCGTCTCTACTCTGGGCAGGATTATTGGCGCGGGACCAGCAAGCGTCTGCTAACTCAATCCAATACGATTTGTATAATTGTCAACTCGTCATCACCCTGGAATCGGCAAGGTGAGGAGATCATGTGGCGGGGCGTAGCCGGGACGCTCATCACTGACAAGCTGGAGGAAGCTGGCTACAGGTGTGAGCTTTGGTCGGGCCGTCTGGGTACTGATGTCAATTACAAGGACGGGTCTGGGGAGGATGTTGATGTCTACCAGTCAACCATGCTTAAGGACGCTTCACAGCCCCTCAACTGGCCTATCATGATCAACGCCATGACAGGCTGGTACTACAGGTGTGTGGCGTGGGTGAGCTTCTACCACAAGGGTTATACGAGCCACAGCAACCTTGGGTATCCTATCCATAACATAGAGCCGTGGATGGCCTCTGTACTGCTCAGGAAGGACTTAGACCTTACTAAGACCATGCTTGAGCAGGGGATCGTTGTTGTGGAGGATTTTTGGGACCGGGAGACTGCTTTGAAGAAGGTTACTGAGATCCTTCAGCAGTTCACTGGCGAAGAGCTTTACGCTGTCTAATTTACCTCTTTCCAGAGTCGGGGCGCGTATCGCCCCGGCTTTTTGGAAAGATTTTTTTTGCAGTATGGGAAAGAGGATCAGCCCGAAAGGAGAATTTTATGGGCGTGATCATGTTTTTAGTCGGAACTGGTTTAGTTATCACCGCAATATTTGTTATGGGACGGGAGATGTAATGAGTAAGAAGAAAGTAATCAAGGCCATCTGCGTAGAGGACAAAGAGGACTCCACCAGCTACGAGATCGAGTTGCCGCTGGTAACTCGGCACATGACGAAATCGGTGCTTGAGATCACTGTTGAGGTTCGGGTCGTGAAGGCCGATGCTGAAGATGAAAAAGCACCGTTCTAACTGTCGCCCGGAGGATTTGTACTGGGGTAAAATTATTTTTACCCCGGTAGTTTTACTAACTCTTATAGGAAGGATATAGAAAATGGCAGGACCAGAAGCGTACAGCGTTGAGAAGCTGTTAAGCTCGTTGAAGGAGGTGGCGCAGGCCACACAGGACAAAGCCGATAGTCTCTACAGTCAAGGTGAGACTGCTGATATCGCTATACACCAGTGTATATCTCAGATCTCTGATATCCGTGAGAGCTTTGACCGGGAGATCCTTGGTGGCCTATTGTCGGCCATGACGGATATCGAAAGCAGCCTGGAGTCGGATGTACAAGACGAGATCCAAGGGACTATCGATACAGCCCAAGAGATACAGGAGGAAGTTGAGGAAATGAAGCTGAAGCTGGAACGGCTGAGGCTCGGTGTCTTAGGTCGTCTTAACAATGTCATAGATTATCTGGAGGGCGTAGCGCATGAAGATCCGAACATAGCCGGGGCTTTCAAAGCCGATATAAAGCGTTTGGACTCAGCCAAGATCGATGCGTGGGAGGTCCATGACATCGTTGCTGAGACTGACGCTAAGCGTAAGACGCTGGTAAATGATTTAAAGGAGGCTACTGATGGCAAGATGGGCAGCTAAACTCGATGAGGCGATTATCATTGATGACAAGGGCTTGCGCTCGTTGCTTAAGGGCGAGACGGGTCCAGAGGACTTCTGCGAAGCTCTGTGCCTGAGGTTTGAAGAAGAGGTGAAGCGGCAGTTAGAAGCTGGTGTACCGCTGATGGTGGAGCTTGCCCCTATGCGTAAGGCCGATCCCGGTCATGTCGAAGATAAGAAAGCAAAGAAGATCTACGGCATGACTGGTGGTATGTAATCCTGTAACCGTGGGGGCCGGGCAGATCCTGGTTCCCCACTTTTTTTCTCAAAGAAGGAGTCTATATATGTCTAAGAAAAAGAAACAGAAAAGCCCGCGCTCGGGCAAGGCAGCGAAGGTCATGAGCTTCAAGGATGCGGGGAAAGCCCTGAAGGATTGCCCTAAGGATATACTGACCGTTATGGAGGATCAATTCGTTGAGGACTTCAACGATAAGCTCTTTCCGCTGGTGGTTGCCCGTACTACGGATGCTGTAATGGATGTGGTCATGCCAGCACTGGAGAAAACCTTCGATGATCAGAACGAGTTCGTTCAGAAGCTGATCGCTGAGAGTTTAGAGAAAGCCTATATCCATTTATTAAATCACTCGGTTGCTGACCGGGAACAGGCCGTTAAAGATCTCGATGGGGCTGCTAAGGAAGCGTTACTGGCCGATGAGATTAGTGAGATGGTCAAAGAGATGGAAGAGACTGGGGTTCGCCCTGACGGAACACCCTATAAAAAGGAGGCCGACGATGGCAACGAAAGCTAAGATCGTGGAAGGTATCCGCGCTGTAGTAAATGATTTAATGCTGGCTGATTATGATGATTACAGCCTGCCTGCGCCAGTCGCTAAGGCGGTCAATGATTTAATGAGCTTATTACCAGCGATTAAGAAGGAGGACGACGATGGCGAAGGCAACTGAAATGACAGCCGATGAGGTTCTGCTGTTGTACCATGACCATATAGAGACGATTAAAGAGCAGCTAAGGGGGATGCTCAAGACTCACCGACCAGCGGAGGGCTACCGCAGCACCACGCTGGAGACCGATCTATTGTCCGATATATCCTATTACTCTGAAACGCTACGGCCCTGGGATGAAGGGGAGGACGATGATGCTGTTGAATAGAGACGATATTGCTTTGATACTCAGCGGTCATTTGAGGTCCGATGATGTTATGTACGAGCTTGAACACTTTATATCTGTACAGGCTGGTGGATACACTCAGGAGGAGGCGGATGAGGCCATGGATTCTTTCAACGACATAATAGATTCTATAGCCGATAAGATAGTTTCCTCGATGATCCAGAAGGCGTTAGCGGTGGAGGACGACGATGGCGATGTATAGTCATGTATTTGAGATAGCGTTCACGGTTGAGACTGACATTGAAGATCCCGATAAGATAGATAGTCAACTGCTGGTGCAGGCTCTATTGCACCGTATATTTAGGCTGCTGGAGGCTGGCGAGTTCGCTCCCGGCGATGCAGTAAACCCCATTGATAGTTCTAAGGAGGACGAACAATGAGTTATCACCACCCGTTTTCACCGTCGAGCTTGGGGCGTAGGAGACTATGCCCCGGCTCCTTCATAATGGAGCAGAAGGTCAAGAACCCTGAAGCAAGCGAGTACGCTGTTGAAGGTACGATGTTACATGAGCTTATAGCGACACGGATCGAAGGACGGTCCTGGGACAGAAGCAAGCTCAACGCTGACCAGCTTAATACGCTGGAAAACGCTTACGAGTGGTTCAAGTCCGAAATACTTGTTCCGCTAACTGAGGCGGTTGGTCCTCAGGTGTGGAAGTGGGTTCAGGTCGAAGAAACACTGGGCTACTGGGACGAAGCCGACGACCTATTGAACTGCGTTATAAGTGGTACGGTAGATGTGCTGATCGATACAAGGGACGGTTATGCGGTGATCGTGGACTGGAAGTTCGGTCGCGCCGAAGTGTCCGATGTATCTTCTATGCTTCAGCTAACCGGCTACGCTGTCTTGGCGTTCCAGAAGCATGAGCATATAGAGGCTATAGAGGCGTATATCTACCAGCCAAGGACGGGGACAATCCAGAAAGCTCACTTCGACCGAGACGATCTTGCTGTCTACCAAAAGGAGATAAAAGATACTATATCTGCTTGCTTGTTGAAAGAGCCTGTACTGGCTGCCAGTTGGGATGCTTGCTGTTACTGTAGTGCTATATCAATTTGCCCTGAGGCCTACGATAAAACCTTCTGTGGAGAAGAAGCTGTAATCGAGCGACAGCTTTTCAGTGTAGAAGAGATGGACGCTGACACCCTGGGGCAGACGCTTGACGATACCAAGGTGGCCGAGAAGTTCGTAAAGGAGGTTAAGGCCAAGTGCAAGGAGGTCATGATCGACGGTCAAGAAGCTACGGGCTGGTCGATAGGTGAACGGTCTGGAATGAAAGCTATCAGCGATCCGGTTGCTTTGGCTGGTGCTGTATCCGGCTATCTTGATTATGCAGAGGTACTTAGCGTCTCGACTCTCTCTGGGGTTGATTTCTGTGAATTGTCCAATATAGTTACTGCTGCTGGAGACGGCGATGTTCAACTGATCGTTCTATTACCCCATGCGAAAATAAGCGTGGCTAAGCTAATGGATAAGCTAATGGATAAGATAGCTGAGGATTCGACTCCGGTTGTTCTCACCAAAAAAGAGTTAAGGAGTATGGCGTATGAACTGATTGAACCCCATGTTACTGAAGGACCCAAGATCAACGCTTTAAATAGAAGGAAGGACTAATGAATCTACCCGCAGAACAGACCGAAGAACGGGCTTTATATACGGCCCTAAAAGATGTGGAGGTCCAGATCCGCCAGGTCATGCCCAAGGAGTGGGACGATGACGATCTAAAGAGGCTTCTATGTACCGCTGCTCTACAATCAAGAAAGTGGGGCAGGAACGACCAAGAACGGGAGCAGATGATGAGGGGGCTGGACATTGGCTCCTTCGTGGAGGCGGTTACGAACGCTGCCTCCTGTAATATCCTACCAGACGGGCGGAGAGGCTATCTAATCGTCCGACGGAGTGGGTCTGCGAACGGTGGCTCAGGCGGTTATGAAGTCTCGTTTCAGGCCGATTATAAGGGCCTCATAGATGTTGCTAAGCGTGCCGACCCCCGTATTCTCAATATGCACGCCGATGTGATCTGCGCGAACGACGATTTCGAGCATATAGAGGGTTCAGATCGACGGTTTAGCCATAGTATATCCCGCGACTCCCTCGCCAAAGGGCGTGGCGAGATCCAAGGGGCCTACTGTGTTGTATACTATAAGGGCGACCATTACGATGTAGAGCTTCTCCCACTGGCTGAGTTGCAGAAGATTATGGGTATGTCGGCAGCTAAGTTCGGTCCCAACAAGGATTGGGCTGCTGAAATGCACAAGAAGGCTGCTATACGCCGTATGTGCAAGCGTTTACCCGAGACTCCCCTGCTGGCCCAGGTCATGAACTATGAGAACTCTATATATGACTTATCCAAACCAGTTAAAAAGGAACCTAAGACACTTAAAATCAAAGCCCTACCGGAGGTCAAGAGGCCGAAAAAAGAGCCTGAGAAAGCCCCTGAGCCTGTCTCTGAGGAGGTTAAGGAAACGGTTGAAATCTTTGAAGGCAAGATCGTAGAGGACAAGCCGAAGACCAAGGCCAAGGCCAAGGCCAAGGCCAAGGTCAAGAAGAAGAAAACCAAGGTCAAGGTCAAGAAGAAGGTAGATAAGATCCTTGACTCCACAGTACAGGAGGAAGAGACGGTCGCCCCGAGTGTGATACAGGCGCACAAGAATCTTAATGAGCGTAAAGGAATCGAAGCGGATATTCAGGCCGCGCTTACGGTTGCTCAGGCGAATAATGTTGACTTGGAAGGCAAGGGGTACGATGATAAGACCCTCGCCAATCAGCCGATTGAGCAGCTAAGGAAATCACTTACCAATTTGGAGGAACTTGTCGATGAGTCAGTACCATTTTGACATTACGGGAGAAAATAGCGATTACGACGGCCCACCATGCCCCAGGGTTGTTGCGTGTGATCAATGCAAGCGAATCATGGAGGCCCCGCTGCTTGAGGACTCTAAGCCTAAGAAGTGTTGTATAAAGTCCCTCAAGGGTGCGCTACAGGCATGGCTGAAGGACGAGTATGCTCCCCATATGAACCCGAATATACTCGACTTAGCCATGGCTGGTCTGTCCTTAGACGCTCTCATGTGGGACATGGAGAATGGACATACAACTGAGCATTTAGAGAAACACCCTGAACTCCTCGACGGACGGGACAAGTATCTGAATAAATGTATGATACATAGACTCAGACAGCAGGGGTTCCAGGTCCATGTTGGCCGAGACGGCACTATCCATGGCTTAGCACAGGCTGGTGAGCGAGATGCCATAACTGGTGAGGTCGAGATGATGGAGCTTGAGATTGACAAGCTATGTTCCAACAGACCGGGTGAGCCGGGCTATGGTCAGGACAATGTAGAGTTTGAGGACCACACCCAATGGGGCCTCGGCCATGGCAACCATTCCCTCGGAGATCCAGACCTATTTGATCCAAACGATCATAAAGACTGGACTAAATAACTAAGCCTCCTTTCTTCCAGCCCTGCCGGGAATCCACAGTACCCGGCGGGGCTTTTTTATATAAGGATATACTATGAGCGACATGGCCGTACACTTCAGTTCCAATCATCACGCATGGGAAACCCCGGCGGAGCTATTTAATGAATACGACGAGCAGTTCCACTTTGATTTGGATGTATGTGCCCTACAGCACAACGCCAAGTGCGCTATGTACTATTCCCCCGATATAGATGGTCTTACCCAGGAATGGACCGGAACCTGCTGGATGAATCCCCCCTATGGAAGGGGTATAGATAAATGGATCAAGAAAGCCTACGAGAGTGAGGCTACGGTGGTATGCTTGCTCCCCGCAAGAACAGATACCGCTTGGTTCCATGATTATATAATGAAGGCGAAACGAGAGGGCAAGGCGACGATCAAGTTCCTCAGAGGACGGATCAAGTTCGTGGGGGCTAAGAACTCAGCCCCATTTCCCTCCATGATCGTCGTTTTTAAGGGGTAGTTAGGATCAGGCAGGGTCAATAAAGTCGCTTAGAGGCGAACCTCACAAGCCGTTTTACTTGGCCCTGCTGGTTTCCCATACAATCCGCTTGTTTTGGCCCCTCATGTTGAGCTTGAGCCAAACGGCACCTCTGGGGGCTGGCGGGAAACCCTTCTCGACCTCCCACCCACTTTCACCAATGCCGTAGCCATCCTTGTAGCTTGGCATACTTATATGCAGTTGCTCGTCCTGGGAGACATTGCCATAACGGTCTACTCTCTGTCGCTGTATGGGAAAGTACCACTCTTGGTGGGTGTGCCCTGAGATGATCAGGTTTGCGTCAGGAGTATACACGGCTCGTCTATTCGTCTGTATAACACCCTTGGTAACTGGAGCAGCACCTCCGTATCCGTGCGTCCTCCAGACCTTTACTGTATTCATTGGCTTATGGTCGCTGGACTTCTGGCCGGGACTGGTGTACCTGAGCGATATGAACACCCAGCTAGTGTATCCGGCCTCTATTATATTGCTGCCCGTCATGGTCCTCAACCTCTCCACTAATCGAGAGGTTAAGTTAGTCTCATGGTGCTTGAGAATGCCGGTTTCGTGGTTGCCAGTACCCATAACCGCAAGCTGGTTACTATATGGCTTTAAGAAGTCAGCGTAGGTCGTAACCAGGGCGTCGAGATAGTCAATGCACTGGTGTTCAGGCTTTAGCTTGTTCTTGTCGCTACGCTTGTCCCACCTACCCTGCATGGCACAAAACGCATCACCGTTGTCGATAACGGGCGCGTTTATCTTCTTAGCTTCTTGGAGATGGCGTCTTTCCATCTCATTATCTGATTGTGGATTGTCATGGTGAGCGTCAGACCTAAGTAGCACCACGCATTCCTGTTGGTGTCCAGTGATATCGAAAATAATACGGTGCACACTGGGAGATAGCGTTTCCACGCTCCAACTCTGCTTCTTTTTCGGCATATATAGTCCTTATCAAGGGTACGGGGTGCAAGAAAGGAATAATGTCAGTCCGGTTGAGTAACGCCGTCGCACTCAACTGGACAGTCATTTATATATTCCCCAAAGAAAATGTGGTGGAGACCCAGTAGGACATCATTAATATTGATGCTCCCGTTACGATCTACATCCGCCGCATTTGTACAGGGGAGATCACGACCATCCCTCCAAAGATGGTAGATAATTTGAATTGAATCATCCATGCAGATTCGTCCGTCTGCATTCACATCGCCGTTAAGTATAACGGGATCTTCGTAGGTTTCAACCTGCTCAGGATAATTGTAATCATATTCCTGGGCGTCGGCTGAGGTACACCACCAGACCAGCAGACCAACAACGACACTCGCTATAGCTACTATCAGGGTTTTGTTCATCATGAACTCCTTTGAAGTTTCTTAGGTAAACGCCACACCCTGCCCTCTTTTTCTTCTTCATCTTCGACCATTGTACGCCGAGTACGCTGTATTGCCTCCTTAATTAATGGACGATCCCTAAAGCGCGTTGGCCCCAAACGGGTCTTCCTCTGCCCCCCGGCCCTGGTTCCAATGATTTCCCCTGTTTTCTCTCGTATAGCACCAGTAGTGGCCGCAACGCCGCCAGTGCCTCGGCCTAAACGCGACACCGCACCCTGTAGATTGGCTGGCGCAGCCATGCCTGACCGTCTCGCAGCCCATCTAATCAACCAAGGAGGCGCTCTACCGTGTGGAATCTCCGTATACGGGTCCAAGCCAAGCATTTTCTTTATCTTGTCTGGTACCTTCCCACCCTCGCCAAGTAGTTCTGGGAACTCCATAAATATAGCCCTGGCCCTTACTTTCGTCGGGTGCCTGGCTAAGTCAGCGAACATATCGGACAGAACCCTGGTCCCCTGGCGTACATTCCGTATAGCCCACACCCTGTTCCCGAACCCTGAGAACTGGCTACCCGGCCATACGGTCCTGAATAGCCTTAGAAGAGCTATGGTGTCATATAGGGACGGGAGACCTAAAACACCTTTCTTGGCCTCATAGGGCATTTTGAGCTTCTTGGCGACCTTTGCAAGCCACCTTTGGAAGTCAGTCCCGGCTGGCTGGGCAAGGAACTCCTCCATGGCAACATTCAGGCTATCTATAAGCTCTTTTTTTATCCGCTGCTGTGTGGCATACGGCAGGTTCTCCCACTTCTTGGCTTTTTCGCCCGCGTGTTCACCGAGCAGAGTATGGTGGGGGTCCTCTATGCGCTTTAGGGCCCGTATAACGGCGCGGGACTCCTTGGTGTTGGTCCCCCCGAGCTTAGTCATGGTTCTCTCTACATGCCTCTCTACATCTGGGTCCATGATATCCAGGTCCATCTCCTCGCCAGCTATCATCCAGTTGTCAGCTTGTTTCTTCAACTCGGCCAGTTCAGCAGGGTGAAGCTCTTTATACGGAGCTAATTCAGGGGTGGCGTCTCTATTTAAGAATGTCGCTTTATGCGTCTCATATGCATCCCGATACTTCTCGGGGACCTTGTTTAGACGGCTATTAGCCGACCATTGATCTGAACCGTTATTTTTCCTGAGTTCAAGGCCGCCGTCAGCATAGTCCCTTGCGGCCTTCCACATCTTCTCCCCGAAGTGCCTGCCCCTATAGTCCTCCCCATAGGACATGGCCCCCTTCTTGCTGTTCCACCATTGCAACCATGCCTTCTGATTCTCTCTCGGCAAGGCATTGATAATCTTAAGTGCCTCATGTATATATCTCGCGTCTTCTATGTCTTGCTCAGCGAGCTTGGTGGGGTGCCGCTGCTCTATAATGCTGAGCTTCGTCTCCTGGGTTGTAACCAGGTTCTCTTTGCTATATATGATTCCATATCGCTTATCGCTTTGTTTCTTGGAGCCCGCCCGTGTAGTCCACTCGGCTCGCCTCGCCCTGTATCCGTTAGCCTCAAACTCCTCTACGAGTGCGTCTGCATAAGCCTTGAAAATAGCGTCGTCCCAGTCTGCTTCAATATCTGCCGGAGTCGAAAGCCTAACCTTAAACGGAATACGGTTTTTCCCGCCGACATACGCCATAACATCCTTAGTCAGTACCTGGCGTTCGTCGGCTATGGTGGTCCCCCTCAGCCTGACATTATTGCGACCTAAGCCCTCTCTGAATTCCCCGGTATTTTTTACATTCTCGTAAATGAATGCCGACTTCGTATCAGCAACCGCGCCCGCCTGAGAGCTTCTTTTATGCTTTATATCTATCTTTCTATGCCTGGCCCCAGTCTCTACATTCCGCCCGACAAGCTCACCCCATGTCCTGTGTTCAGGAAGGTACCTCTGTAC